AGCGCTATTGGCCCACGCTAACGCCTATGACCAGGGGCCAGGCGGAACGTTTGAATTCGACACGCCGACTCTGCTGGCCATGTTGAGAGGTCTCGCGGCGACGGTCGAGGGGATGATTCGAGACGGAGCCACGCTCGAGCCGGCGCATGAGCCTCATGTCATCACGCAGATTGAGCACGCGCTACAAGACAACCCGGGCGGCATCTCTTGCGAGATGGCCGATTACATTCGCGGCTGCATAGCGGACTACCGGCACGCTCAACCTCCGAGGGATGGGCAGTGACTTTCAACCGCTACGCCAAGAAGCCCGATGAGTCGCAGGAAGCGATCGTCAAGGCACTGCGCGACGCCGGTTGGCATGTCTGGATCATCGGGCGCCCGGTCGACTTGCTGTGCTGGAAGGCGGGCAAAGGTTTCTGCTGCCTTGAATGCAAGACTGCCCGAGGGAAGAAGGCGCCTAAGGCCGTGGTCGACAAGCGGCAGAAGGAGCAGATCGACTTCATCACTACAACCGGGACGTGGCGGGTTACGTGCGCCCAAGAGGCATTGTTGGCGGTTGGGGAGAAGATCACGTTATGAACGCTGTGGCCGTTGAATACGACTGGCGAGTGATCGACTCCATGCTGTGGCAGTGGGGGGGCTGGATCGAGCTGCATGCCGAGCAGTCCAGCTACCCGAGTCAGGCTGCGATCGCTGGTGTCGTCGACGTGCAAGGCCAATTCAATTGGTTTCGCGTAAAACAACACACCGCGAAAGGGCACAGCAACCTCATCTTCGGCGGTCACCGAATACTTTGTCTCGACATGCCCGAGCGGGTCCGGGTGACAAATCTCATGGTCAATCGGCTATCTGATGAGCAATACGATGCCGTGCTGGCAATGTATGGGCTGGGAGTTCGTGACGACGGACTTCGGTTCACAAAGGACGATAAGGCGAGGGCGTTGGACATCTCGGTTACCGCTTTCGATGAGCGGCTGAGGCGGGCCCGCACACGTTTGATTGAAATTCTTGCGAATGCAACGGGGTAGATGTATTGTTTCGGTTACTGGTCAAAACTATCCCTAACCCGCCCCCCGAGGCGGGTTTTTCGTTCTGGGCCCTCGCACCGTCTGTGCACATTCCAGCGTTCCCATAGGGACGGACGTGATGCGTTAGGGCCCTTCTAACATCGGAGTCCCCCCATGCGTCGCAATCCCGTAGCCGCTCTCGTTGCGGTCGTGGGGCTGTGCCTGATTGTTGCGGGCACCGCTCGGGCGGATGGCACTGAGGAATCGCAAACCGCGGTCAAACTCTATCGGGGCTCCACGATCATCGCAGCCAGCGATCCGCGGCATTCGGCGTATCGTGCCAACTTCACGATGGACGCTTGCCGATCTCTGAAGGCAGAGAGGTGGAGAGCAGAGGCGGCAACGAAGACGTCCGGCGCGAAGGTCACATACAACTGTCAGCTTGAAGAACGATCGATCATCACGTTCCATCCGGCTCCAACATGTCCGGCCCTGCCGGCTCCCGAGGGCAGAGTTGCTGATTGCCCAGCCGGCACGACTGGCGCTTACACGCAAACGCGAGCGTACACAGCTGCGCCTTATCCGACCTGCGCGGTGCTCGGTGAGTGGTCGCCGACCGAGCCGCCAGCCGATACCTGCGTTCCCGTTCCGCCCCCGCCGACCGAGCAATGGACTCTTTGTGCCAACGAGTATCAGCACTGCGCCTTCACAGGGACGCGCCGAGTGCGATTCGGATTGGGCACGTCATGGGTTGAGCGCGATCTGACCGCCATCGGTGGTGGCGTGACTTGCCGGCTTGCGACATTCGGATCCGATCCCGCGGTAGGCGTCACGAAGCGATGTGAGCTACGCAACCTGCCGGCAGCGACCGGTACTGCGTCGCTTACCTGGACGCCACCGACTCAGAACAACAACGGATCAACGCTAACCAATCTCGCCGGGTATCGCATCCATTACGGGACGTTGCCGGAGGAGCCGGTCCATGTGATTCAAATTGAGAACGCCGGCCTCAGTAGCTATATCGTTCGAGATTTGTCGCCAGGGACCTACTACTTCGGTGTCCGTGCGTACGCGAGCAGCGGCGCAGAGAGCGAACTATCGAATGTCGTGCCGAAGGTCGTGCAGTGATCCCGACTTCAACCGCGAACGAGCTCGCGCGTGAAGCCCTGATCAAGATCATCGTCGCGAAAATGCGGGCCGGTAGAAAGCGTAGATATGACGTTGGGCTTTCCCCTAATCATCTGTGGCGCGTGATTCACGGGCGTTAGATGAGCACGCTTGCTCGGGTTGTTTTCAGCCCGGATACCACGCCGCCAACGACTCCAAGTGGCGTTACAGCGTCTGCGCTGTCGCAGACAGCCATTCGTATCAGTTGGGCCGCTGCATCGGACACTGGTGGTTCGGGACTCGCCGGATACCGCGTGTATCGATCCACGACGAGCACGGGGACATATTCGCAGCTTGGATCGGACCTTAGCACAGCCTCGTTGACCTATGACGATACGGGGCTAAGTGCTGGCAGCACGTTCTTTTATCGCGTCGTATCTTTTGACGGCAACGCCAATGCGAGCTCGCAGAGTTCAACTGCTAGCGCGACTACGACCACCAGTAGCACCGGCGACAATGACGGCCTGATCGTCACGAACTTCTCGAGCTTCGATCCAGACGCAGCTCAGATCATCAGCGTCGACATCAACAGCACGATTCCGACCGCACTGTCGACCGGCGCTAGCGTGAGCGTTGCGACAGAGGCGTGGTGGAACGGGACAACCGGTGTTGCAACGATCCGCCCGCCGACGATCGCCGATGGCTATGCGGGATTCAATGGAATCAACCTCTGGAAGTCGGCGACTAAAACCATTCGCCAGCTAAACATGCGCTGGGAGTGGCGCGCGTCGGACGCTTTTTGCGCGAATGCGGCTTCCATGCCGAAGTGGCTGATCTTGCGTTGCTACCGGGCTCTCAACACCGGCGCGACGATAGATCGCCCCATGCTCTACATCAACCACATGAACGATGGGGGCACGAGCGCCAGCCTGCACATTGCAGATTCGCTCGTTGTCGGCCCGGCGCAGGGAACGGTTCGGATGTTCAGCTCAGCGAACAACTCGCCGGCACTGCCCTACACATCGATCAATGATTCGACTCTTGCGACGTATCCAGCGATGCGGCAGCCGTTTTATGTGCGCGCGACCTCAGGAACCGATGGCGCTGGAAATCCAATCGTCGACAACGACGAGCACCTGTGCTTCGAGCTTCGCGTGCAGGCCATGAGCACGACAGACGAGCCAGAGGGCGTCGTTGGATTCCGAATGACGCGCAGGAATGGTCAGACCGTCGAGCGCTGCTGTCCCTTTACGTGGTGGCCGACAGGTGCCGGCGGCGGTCCGCTCATCAACACGAGCTTCATCGGTGACATCGACGTGATCGGTGGTGGTTATTTCAACGTCGCGAACAGCGGCGACCCAAACATTTGGAACAAGATCGGTCGTCGTATGACATTCGGCTTCAACTTGTCCCCAACTGTCGGTCGCGCATGGATGGGCCCGCCAACCGGGTTCGTTCAGTAACAAATGGCACAAGTCGGGCAGACCACTCCCAGCGGCGGCCGGGAATGGGCGATCAATACGTTGGGCGGGCCGCTGCGACAGGTTGTCGTCCCGGTTAATTGCACGCTCAATCACATCGGTGTCTGGGTTCGAGAGTCGACGACTGCGAACTCGAACGATCTCAAAGGTGCGATCTACACGACCGGCGGCGTGCTTGTGTATGAGACGGCTAACTTGTCGGCAACGATCGGCAGTACGGTTTCGTTTTCTCTCGAACAGTTGTTGTTCTCAGGTCAGTCCCTCACTGCCGGGACGTATGTACTAGCTGTTAGCGCGGGCCCTGGCGCGACGAACGCAATCGCTCAAGGTCAGAACGATTCGGCGGGCTCACCAACTTACATCGTCGCCGATAGCGGCTCATTGCATCCAAGCTTCCCCGCTGACGCGAGCACGTTTTTCCACACCGACGCTGCGCGGCAGTGGGACATCTACCTGGACTACACCGAGGCTGCCGGTGCATCTCAAGCGCCGCGCAGTTCCGCATTCATGCGGATGCTCTTGAACAACTGAGGATCGCGAATGCGTTTTCTTAAACAGTCAACAGCGACCACGCTGTTGCTCGGTCCATTCCTGGACGCCACCGATGGCGTTACAAGTGAGACGGCGCTAACCATCTCGCAATCAGATGTTTTGCTGTGGAAAGAGGGCGGGACAACGCTTGCCCAAAAGAACGAGAGTACGAGTTGTACCCATCGCAGCAACGGCCTGTATACGTGCCCGGTCAATACGACTGACACCAATACGCTTGGCACCCTGGTGGTGAGTGTTTCGGAGTCTGGCGCTCTGCCGATTAGGCAAGACTATTTCGTGTTGCCGGCGAACATCTACGATGCATGGGTGGCGGGCACGGCGTACCAGCGCACCGATCCGAACCATACCGAATGGTCCATCGCCGGTACAACTCTCACGGTGTATGCGCCCGATGGAACGACGACTGCATACACCAAAACCCTTTCCAGCACGCCGGGGGCTGACCCGATCACTGGCGTGACCTGATAGCCGAGCAGTGCCGTGCCCGGCTACATCTCGCTATTTGGCCGGACACAAGGTGGCGGTGGTGTCGCGCCGACTGTTGGCTTCGTTTCGTTATTCGGTCGTGGTGTTGGCGGATCTGGAGTCACCAGCGCAGTTGTGCTGGTCGACAGAGTTGTTAGTGACACCGCATCGCTGTCTGCGACGGAAAGTCCGGTCGATAGCCAAGAGATCACGGTCAGCGAGACCGCGAGGCTTTTGGTTACCGAGACAAGCCAGCTATTCAATTTTCTCAGCGTCACCGAAACGGCGAATCTTTCGCTGTCGGAGACGATCAGCCTGGTTATCAGCGGCGTCACCGCGAAGACGGCCAGCGACACGGCGTCGCTATCGGTCAGTGAGAGCGTCGCGCTGTCTGTCTCGGTCGCTGTTACGGACACAGCCTCTCTCTCGCTCACTGAGACGCCGACTGTCGATGTCAGTGTCGAGCAGAAGACCGTCACAGACACCGCATCTCTGACAATCGATGAGGCGGTACTGCTGAATGTGTTCTCGGGCTTCAACTCAATCTCGGTTGAAGACACTGCAGCGCTGCGACTCGTTGAGTCTGCAAGCGTAGTCGAGGTGCGCCGGATCAAGCGCATCGCCCTGTCGATATCCAGGCCCTACATCGAATTGGAGATCTTGTGATCGGTTACGTCGCGCTCAAACCGGACAAGAAACCGCTTGGCATCTATCCGGACATGGCTGCAGCTCAAACGGCCATCGCGATCGACGAGCCAGACATCATCAAGCAGGGTCTCTACCAGATCCATCCCATCCAATCCCCCAAGGATGCGGATGCACTGAAACTGAAGATCAACATCCACTACAAGCTCGAGAAGTTCGACGGCGACTACATCGGTCAGGAACCGGTTGAAGTCCTTGAAGGAGTTGGCTAATGGCGATTACGAATACTGGCGCAATCCTCGCCGCCATCTGTTTGATGAATGACAGCGCGACATTCCTCAACAGTTCCAACGCGCATCTAGGCGTTGGCGACAGCAATACGGCCTTTGCAGCGGCCCAGACCGATCTGCAGGCAGCGACCAACAAGCTGCGAAAGGCGATGGAATCGGGGTATCCCACGCGCTCAAGTGGTGCCCTGACGTTCCGCAGCCTTTTCGGTACCAGCGAGGCGAATTTCGCGTGGGCTGAGTGGGCGGTATTCAACGCATCGAGCTCGGGCACGATGTTCAGTCGCAAGGTCGAGTCACTCGGCACGAAGACGAACACCCAATCTTGGCAGTTGACTGCTACGGTTACAGTTGCAGCGGCGTAATGACTCACTACGTCAACGAGTCCAGCGCCATGACGGTGCGGGCTCGTTTCTTCAATGAGACTGGTGATCTCGTAAGCCCGACGACTGCACGCTACCTCATCCGCGACATCTCGAATGACCGCGAGGTGAGAGCGTGGACCTCACTCAGCCCGGCAGCGACGATCGATATCGCGATCACTGCCTCCGACAACGACATCTACGAGCACACAGGGAGCCGCAAGCGCTTCGAGCGTCGTGTCGTCACGGTGCAGGCAGACGAGGGCACACCGACTCAGCGAACGGACGAGATTGAGTACTGGGTGCGCAACCTCGCCGGCATCACCAACGATTAGTTTTTTCAAACGGTTGAGATTGATTTCTATGGCTGGCGCGCCCGAGGGCAATCAGAACGCTTCGAAGTCGAAGCGGATGTTTAATTCGGCGCTCAAGCGTGCGCTCACTCAAGGCCCGCAGCGCCTGGAAGCGGTGGTCGAGAAACTCATTTCGCTTGCCGAGCAGGGTGAGTCGTGGGCCGTGAAGGAATTGATTGACCGGGTTGATGGCAAGGCGCCACAGCCTGTGGTCGGTGGCGATGACGATGACAATCCAATCAGCGTCAAAGAGATTGTGATCCGAGCCGTGGATGCAGCTCGCGATTGATCTGCCTCGAAAAGCGGTAGACACGCTTGTTCCCGCTTCGCGATGGAAGGTGTTGTACGGCGGGCGAGACTCTTCGAAGTCTCACTCGATTGCGCGGATGCTGCTTATCCGAGGGCGAGCGAAGCCAGAGCGCATTCTCTGTACTCGTGAGATCCAGAAGTCGATTAGCGAATCGGTCCATCAGCTACTGAAGGATCTTGTGTCGGCGCTGGGTCTCGAAGACTTCTACGAAGTCCAGCAGAACTACATCAAGGGCGCGAACGGCACGCAGATCAGCTTCCACGGCCTGTCAGGTCAGACGGCGACCAGCATCAAGTCGTTCGAAGGCACGACGATCTGCTGGGTTGAGGAAGCGCAGACGATCAGTAAGCGCAGCTGGGACCTGCTAGAGCCTACGATTCGAGCTCCTGGCTCTGAGATCTGGGTGAGCTTCAACCCGGACATGGACACTGACGAGACGTACAAGCGCCTCGTGGTCAGTCCACCGCCTGACAGCATCGTTACGAAGATGAACTGGCAGGACAACCCGTGGCGATCGACGGTGTTGGATGCAGCTCGCGAGAAGATGAAGCGCGAGGCGCCTGACGATTACGCCCACATCTACGAGGGCGAGTGCAGGCCCGCGGTCGAAGGCGCGATCTACTACCAGGAAGTCTCGAAGCTCAAGAGCAGCGGGCGGCTGTGCAATGTTCCCTATGACCCGATGCTCAAGGTCCACGTCATTACGGACCTGGGCTTCAATGACTTCATGGCGCTCTTGTTGGTGCAGCGCTTGGGGTCGGAGATTCGCATCATTCGGTACATCGAAGATCGGATGCGATACATCCCGAGCTATCACCAGGAGCTGACTGATCTGAAGCTCAACTGGGGAAAGCTGTATCTGCCACATGACGGCAAAGCTAAGCACGTCACTGGTGCGAGCGCGGAAGAGCAGTTCAGGGCACTCGGCTGGGATGTGGAGATCGTGCCCGACATCGGCATCGAGCAGGGCATTCGCAAGACGCGCGAAGTGTTCCCTCGCTTCTATGTCGACAAGACAAACGCATGTGAGCTGGTAAATCGGCTCGGCCGATATCGCCGGCGCGTAAACACTGAAGGTCAGGCATCAACGCCCCTTCATGACGACAGTTCAAACGGCTCGGACGGTACGCGTTATCTGGCGATCGTCGCTGATCAATTGAGCAACGACTCACACGCAGTCATCGATCCATACAAGGCATTTAGGCGCGGTTAATGGCAAAGACTAGAGCGGAGAAGAAGGCCGACAAGGATTTGTTGGTCAGAATCCGCAAACGCGCCAAGACCATGATGGATGCTGACCGTGAGAATCGCCAGCTCGCCATCGAAGACATGAAGTTCCTGCGCGTCCCTGGCTTTCAGTGGGATGACATCACGAAGCGTGAGCGCGGCAATGACCGGCCGATGTACGAGTTCAACAAACTCAATGTGTCGGTCAAGAGCGTCATCAACCAGATGCGTGAGAACCGGCCGATGGGCAAGGTTCGCGCCGCCGAGGATGGCGACATCAAGACGGCGGAGATCCTCGAAGGAGGCATCAGAAACATTGTCGCGAACGCTGACTTCGATACCGTAACGGACTACGCCGCGGAGTATCAGGTTGGCGCTGGCATGGGCGCCTGGCGGGTCACGCTCAAGTATGCGGAGGATTCGTTCGGGCAAGTGATCGACATCGATCCGTTGCTCAACCCTTTTTGCCTCTACTGTGACCCGTCGGCCAAGGACCTGCTTAAGCGCGATGCTGATGATTGGTGGTACACCGACAAGATCAGCAAATCCTCGTTTGAGGCGCGCTGGCCCAATGCTGATGCAGTCAATCTGGACGATGTTGAGTTCGATGATGACGATGATTGGGAGACTGACGACCAAGTTCGGATCGGGGAGTATTGGTTCAAGGAGCCCTACGACAAGACGCTCTTGCTGCTGTCTGATGGCTCGGTCATCGATGCGCTCAATGAGGACGGTCAGCCAGTAACACCTCCTCAGGGCGTGACGATCGTCAAGACGCGTACGCAGCGATGCCACAAGATCATGATGTGCATCGTCTCGGGTAAGGCGATTCTTGAGGGGCCGGTCGAGTGGGCTGGCAGCCAGCATCCTTGGGTGATGGTGTACGGCGAATACGTCGTTATCGACGGCAAGGTCTATTGGAACGGCATCACGCGAGCCGGCAAGGATCCGCAGCGCGCATATAACTACTCGCGCACGAGTGCGATCGAAGCGGTTGCGCTCGCGCCTCAGGACAAGCCTTGGATCACTCCGAAGCAGCTTGCTGGCCTTGAGAGCCACTACGCCGAGTCTCACAAGAAGAACTACCCGTTCAACTTGTACAACCCAGACCCGCTCGCGCCTGGCCCACCGGTTCGACAAGGTGGGCCGAACATTCCAGCAGCGCTCGTGCAGGAGATGCAGATCGCGAGCGATGACATCAAAGCGGTTACAGGCATATACGACGCGTCACTCGGCGCGCAGGGCAATGAGACATCCGGCAAGGCGATCAACGCGCGCAAGGCGCA